AAATGGCAGTTGCAGGTTTTACTAAACAAGACATAACGGTAACTGTTAAAGAAAATATCTTAGCCGTAAAAGGTAAGAAGGAAAAATCTGAATCAGACTTCCTTTACAAAGGTATTGGCGAAAGGTCTTTCTCTCAAACTTTTAGATTAGCTGAATTTATGTATATAGATAAGGCTGAACTAAAAGACGGTATCTTGAGGATTACTCTTAAACAAGAGCTTCCTGAAGAGAAAAAAGAGAAGACTATTAAAATCACTTAAATTGGAAATTTAGGCTAGAAGGGGCTTTTTGCCCCTTTTGGCGAAAAAAAATCTTCCATAGAGACACGTAGAAAGCAATTAAAGGGGACACGTGACCCTAAGTACCCCCTAAATTTAAGGAGTAAACATGGCAACACAAATAACTGCAACTACAGAATTACAGGCAGTAAACACTATGTTAAGTTTTATTGGTGAAGCACCTGTATCAAGTATAACAGGAAACATTGGAACAGATGTAGCTGTCGCTAAACAGATTTTAGATGAGACTTCTTTAAGTGTACAAAACCAAGGGTGGTTCTTTAACAGAGATTTAGAAGTTACTTTAACTAGAGATACAAATAATAAAGTACCTCTTGAAACTAACTGTGTAGCTTTAGAACCTTCAGCACCTTATCAATATCAATATTCTTACACAATAAGAAATGGATTTTTATACGACTTAAAAAATCATACAGATGTTTTTACAACTGCACCTGTTCAAGTTGATAAAACTATGATTCAACAGTTTGAACACATTCCTGAATATGCAAGAAGATACATAACTGTTAAGGCAGCAAGAAGATTTGCAGCTAGATATATCGGTGCAGATTCTTTAGTTAAATTAGCAACGCTTGATGAACAAGAAGCTCACGTTCAATTCGAACAAGCAGACTCTAGAGCAATGGACGCAAATATACTTAAAGATGAGTATAATATGAATTACATTGTTAATAGAGGATATAAACGTTCAAGTAGGTAAATATGTCTGTAGTATCGCAATCAATTCCAAATCTGATTAACGGTATCAGTCAACAAAATCCTGTGCAAAGAAATGTAGGACAAGCTGAGAACCAAGTTAATTTCCAATCAAACATAATTGACGGTCTATCTAAAAGACCACCAACAGAATTTGTAAAAAATTTATTAGCTTCAACTGTTTTTCCAAACAACTCTGCAATTCATTGGATTAACCGTGATAGTGATAATCAATATGTAGCTGTATTTACAAACGGTGCTGTTAAAGTATATGACTTAGCAGGTACGGAAAAAACTGTAACTATGGGTACAGGGGCTTCAACATATTTAACAACAACAAACCCTTTAGAAAATTTAAAATTTGTAAACATTGCTGACTATACATTTGTCGCCAACAAAGCAATTACTGTAGCTGAAGATTCAACAACAACAGCAGCTAAAGTACAAGAGACTTTAATTTATGTTAAAAGTTCACAATATGGTAGACAATATAGTGTTAAATTAAATCATTCAACTTGGGCTTATCCAATAGAAGTTTTATTTCAAATGCCTACAGGTAATGACGCTTCAACAGACGGTAAGTTTAGAGATACTGAAAAGATTGCTAACATATTAATTAATGGTACAGGCTCATCACATTGGAGTGGTTCGGCTGATGGAATTGGATTTAAAACTATAAGAACTGATACAGGGGCTACATTAAGTACGTCTGAAGGATTAGGAAATTATAGTGGAATTACAGGGACATTTACTACTACACAATATGGAAATAGTATTTACATGACTTGTAGTAGTGGAACATTTACAGTTGAGACTACTGACGGTTTCGGTAACCAAGCTATGTATGCAATAAAAGACGCTATCAATGATTTTGCAGATTTACCTTTCTATGGTAAAACTGATATGATTGTAAAAATTACAGGTGATGAAGGTGATACACTTTCAGATTACTATGTAAAATTTGTAGGTAATGGTGTATGGAGTGAAACAGTTGCACCTGGAGTTAAAGTTGGATTAGATGATACGACAATGCCTTTTGCATTAATTAATAATAATGACGGAACATTTAGTATGTCTAAACAAACTTGGACAGACAGAGTTGCAGGTGACGCTGACACAAACCCTGCCCCAAGTTTTGTAGGAAATAAAATTAATAATTTAACATTCTTTCAAAACAGATTAGGAATTATTTCAAATCAAAATTTAATTTTATCTGAAAATGCAGCTTATTATAATTTCTACGCAACAACAGGAACAGATGTTTTAGATACTGACCCTATTGATATTGCTGCGGCAGGAACAACAGTTAACAAACTTTATAACTCTATAGATTTTAATGAACAGTTATTGTTATTCTCAGAAGAGTCTCAATATATTCTAGAGTCTTCAGGAGATAGTGTAACACCAACAACGGCTGTGTTGACTAAAACAAGTCAATTCAACCACGCTACAAAAGTTGCACCAAAATCAGCAGGTAAGTTTGTTTACTTTGCTCAAAATAGAAATGATAAAACTGCAATTACAGAATACTTTGCAGATGATGACACTTTAACTAATGATGGAATAGATGTAACTATTGGAGTACAGACATTAATTCCAAGTAATGCTTATAAACTTGTATCTAATAATGTAGAAGATACTTTAGTTGTATTAACTCACGATACTTTAGACGCAGTTAACAATACTGCATATACACCAAGTAGTGATATAACAGCAACTAACGCAAACACTTTGAGTGTTTATAAGTATTTCTTTGACGCTGATAAAAAAGTACAATCTTCCTGGTCAACTTGGACTTTGAATAATTGTCAAATATTATCGGCTGAAGCTTATGAAAGTAATTTATATTTAGTAGTTAATGAAAAAAGAAATACTAAATTATTAAAAATAGATTTAAGAAATCCTGACTTTGGTTCTTTAACTCATAATATACACATGGATTTTAGAACAGCGACTTTGACAGGGACTTATGATAGTGCAACAGACTTGACTACGTTTACTATTCCGTACACGTTAAATCAAACATTAAAAGCTGTTGACGCTACTAATGGGGCTAATGTTACAATTGACGCTTCAAGTTCAGGAACAACACAAAAAATAAAAGGTAATCATACGTCTTGTGTTTTCGGTGCAGTATATGATTCTGAATATCAATTTTCTACACCATATATAAGAGAAAATACACAGACAGGACAAGTAGCTTTAACTTCAGGACGTTATCAAATTAGACAGTATCAATTAAATTTTAATGATAGTGGATATTTTAAAGCTACAGTTACACCTGAAGGAAGAAGTGCAACTAACTATGAGTTTACAGGAACAATTATTAATAGTTCTACAGCAGTAATTGGACAGCCAAATATTGAAAGTGGGACATTTAATATACCGATACAAGCTAGAAATACAGATTTTACTTGTGCGATAACTTCTGATTCTCATTTACCTTGTCACTTTGTTTCGGCAGAGATAGAAGGATTTTACTTTAGACGTTCAAGAAGAATGTAATGCAAAAATACGTAAGACAAGCAATACCTGAAGACGCTCATAAATTAGCACCTAAAATGCGTAATGCTGATAGGGAAGAAATTAAAGCGTCTCATAATTCAACACCGTTAAATGCGTTGTTGTTTCCGTTTACACAATTGAAACATAAAACATTTACAATAATTGGTACTGAAAAAGAAGATGTTATTGGAATGTTTGGAGTTGTTCCATGTGAAACAAAAAATTATGGTATAGCTTGGTTATTATCAAGTGACGAATTACTAAATCATACAAGGCAGTTCTTACGTGAATGTCCTAAATGGGTAAATGAAATGTCTAAAGATTATAAATATTTATATAATTATGTAGACGAAAGAAATATTGTAGCAATTAAATGGTTACAATTTTTAGGGTTTAAAGATATTGAAACTTTACCTTATGGTTATGAAAAGAAAAATTTTAAATTAATGTTAAAGGAGATAAATTAATATGTGTACAGCAGAAGCAGCGGCAGTAGCTAATGTTGTTGGAAGTGTTTTAAAATTCCAAGATAAAAAGAATCAAGCAGACACTACTAGAGTAAATAATACAATCGCTAGAAAAGAGTACAATAAAGGTTATCTTGCAGATGTAACAGAAATTGATGGTAATGTTCTAAAATCAAAAGATGAAAAGACAGCTAACATAGTTAAAAACAAAATAGAAAAAATTAACGCAATGGCTAAGCAGTTAAATTTAAATGTCGGAAACTCAGGTGCTATTTTGAAAGATATAGGTGCTGAGTATCAATTAGTTGAACAAGACAATGATAGAGAATTTGGTATTGATATGCAAACAGCATATAGACAATATGATAAAGCGTATGCGTCATTTACTCAAGCAATGAATAATTTACCAGTACCTCAAGAACCTAGTTGGCTAGGTCTTGCTGTGGATATGACAGGTGCAGGTATGCAATATAGACGAGACCAAAAAACATTATCGTAAGGAATAACTATGGCAACAAATACTAAACACAAATACAATTCTCCTATGAAAAGAATTTACTATCAAAGTTCTTCAGGGGGAAGACCTAGAGACCCAAGTGGCGATAGCGAAGCTATGGATTTAGCAAAGTCTCTTATTAACTTTAGTGATGAAATTAGACAAACAGCTTACGCTAACGCTGAAGCTAATAAGAAAGACGCTCAGGTAGTCTTTGACACTTTAAAAGCACAAGGTATAACTGACCCTGATAAAATTAAAACTTTAATTGAAAAAGATGATGAAAGAGTTAAACCTTTAAAGAAAAAATATACACAATCAGTTATTGATTCTAATTTTGGATTATCTCATGCTGTACAAGATTTTAAATTATTAAATACAAAAATTACTAGTATAGTTGGTGATGATGAAAAAGGTGAAGCTATGGCTAATCTAGACATAGATGGTTTATTAAAAGAAATTACTGACGGTAGAAACTTAAACGACCAATCTATTTCTTACAATAGAGGTTATACAGAATCTTTAAATAATTTAAGATTAGATTTAGATGAAAAGAAATCTAAAGCTAAAGGTTATGTTATTTTAAACAAAACTAATCAATCTATATTTGAACAAATAGGTGTGACGTGGGAAAACAATGGTGCAAGAACAGAAGACAACACTATTACTATCTCAAATATGTCGCCCCCTTTTGGTAAAACAGTTAAGGGTGAAGTAAAAAACTTTCCTTCTAAAAGAATTGATATGATAGAAATGTTGTTTAAAAACAAAGTACAAGGTGATAAGTTTATAACTGCTAAAATGTTTAATACACAATTATTAAACTATTTTGAACAACGTGCTGATTTAAAGAAAACAGGAATTATAACTGACCCTGAAGAATTATCAGATATAGTAAAATATTTAAAAAGTAAAAGAGGAAATGGAAGTCTTCCTTCTCTTTTAGATATGCCTGAGTACCAAGAACAAGCAACTAAAATTATAACATCTATTCAAGGCTCAATGTTTAAATCTGATAAACTTGCTTTAGCTGTCGATTTAATTGACAACAATAAAGTTTATTTAAAAGATGAAGTGCCTTATGTATCATCAAGTGGTGAACAAAAAATTGGACTAGAAACTGATATAATAAATGATGGTATTGTTCTATGGTCACAAAATGCTAAAATAGCAATTGATGAAGCAGTTGCAAAAGGTGACATACCAAAAGAATTAGCAGAGTTTACTTACTATCAAGTTATATCTAAAAAATTAGACGCTAATGGAATACAGCACCCTACTTGGAAAAATGAAATTGAAATGGGATTTAATTCTATTAACGTTATTAAAACTGTAGGTGGAACTAGTGAATTAACTTCAGACTCCGTTGATATATTTAATAGAGGTTTTGAAAGATGGAAAAAATTAAAAACAAATTACGGTGGTAAAATACCAACAGCTTACGCAAATGAACAAGCTTCAACGTTTTATATGGGTGTAGACCATTTAATGAGAAACACTACAATGACTCAGCAAGAAGCTATTATGTCAATGTGGAAAGCTACTAAAAATCCTACAAACAATTTTGCTGATACAGGAATTAAAACAGAAGATATTTATAAAGAAGTACATAAAACTTTTGATGGTTTTTGGGACGAAGGGGGTGCATGGAACGCAGTCAATTGGATTCCTTGGGTTGAAAAAATTCCTTTTGTAAATAAAGAAGACCAACCGTTTTGGACTGATTGGATTACAAAGCAAGGGCAATTTGATTGGAGTGATGTTGATTTTGAATTAGTTGCACAAAGAACAACACGAACAGCTATGACTTTAATAAAAGGTGGAATTGAGAAAAACAAAGCTTTAGAGTATGCAATGAAGATGACTGCTGAAAGGCACGTTCTAATTGATGGTGTGTTAGTTAATAACTCAACATTCCCTATGGCTGACGCAAAGAAATTAACTGAAAGAAGTCAGTTTGTAGCAAAAGAATTTGAAAAAGTATGGGAAGACCATTTCAATAAAGAAAAATTAAGTGTACCAGGAAAAGATGTACCAAGTGAAAGTAGATTTGACGCACCGTTTGGTAAAAAAGGTGACTTAAAATATTATGCAGAAGATTTGGTTCTTCGTCCATACATGAGTGGACTTTATTATTTAACAGATAAAAACTCAGGACTACCTGTAACGACTCCTGACAATGATTATGTTATTATAAGTCAAATGGATTTTGTAGACGCTGAAGGTTCAGTACAATCTGCTATTCAAAATAAAGAAGACATTATGGAAACTATAATGAAACAAAATAAGAATAACAAGATTTTACAATTATCAGAGTCTTTAAAAATAAATAAAATGGTAAACAATAAATGAAAACATATAATATAGATTGGGAATTTATTGCGTCTTTGGAAGGTAACGAATTAAAAGGTTATGTTCCTAGTGATAATTCTGGTGTTACAATTGCTAGTGGTGTAGATTTAAAAGAAAAAGACCGTAGCTTTTTTGAACACTTAGGACTTCCTGAAACTCTTATTAATAAATTAGAACCTTTCTTTAGTTTAAGTGGAATGGAAGCAAAAGCTGAAGCTCCAAAATTAAATATTTCTGCTGAAGAAGGTCTATTGTTGAATGAAGCTATCCATGGTAAATATGCAAATATAATTGCTGATAAATGGGAAAAAGCTACAGGCAATTCATTTTCTACTTTAAGTGCTGAGCAACAAACTGTTGTAGCGTCAGTTGCTTTTCAATATGGAGATTTAGAAACACAAACTCCTAACTTTTGGAAACAAGTGACATCAGGCGATTGGGAAGGTGCAGTAACTAATTTAAGAGATTTTGGTGACGCTTTTAATACAAGACGAAATAAAGAAGCCGATTATCTTCTAAAAAAAAAGACTAGCATAGTTGATTTAGCTAAATATAAAATTCAACCTTATGCACGTGCAGTTACAGACGGCATAAAGGAATTTGAAGAAGACGCAAAAGAAGGTGCAGAAGCTTTCCAAGAATTAGAATCAGGTTATGCTAAAATTGCAACAGATACAAAATTAGAATTAGCTGAACAAGATTCAGTTACAGCTAAAGAGTTTTTCGATAAAATTGAAAAACCTGAATTGTGGAATTTAGATTATACTAAACCATACGATAGAACAGAATTAGATGAAATAAATAATATTCAAAATGCTACTAAAAGAGAATTAAAAGAAAAATATCCTTTTTGGACAGGAACGTTTGTAAAGTCAGCTTATAAACAAGAAATGACTGCAAAGTTATTTGACCAAGGTGAAAATATAATAAATGAATTTATGGTTGATGAATTAAAACCTGACCCTGAATGGATTTTGACTAAAGAAAAATTAGATGAATTAACAACTGATTTGCCTGATAGTTTTAGAAGTGAGTTTGCTCACGCTCATAGCGAAGGACACGCTCAACAAATTAGAAATCAATTATTAGAACATTTAGATTTAGAAGACCAAATATATTCTCAAGGAATTGCTTGGGGAACTTCAGCTAGAGTTCTTGCAGCTTTAACTGACCCTGCGGCTTGGGCTGTTATTTTAGGAACTGAAGGATTAGCAACACCGTTCTTTGCTGTAAGTAAAGCACATAGAATTGCTAGAATTTTTAGAAGTGCAGGAACAGGTGCAGTTTCGATTGGTGCAATTGAAGCTTACTTAGCAAGTCAAAGACCAGACTTAGACGCTGATGATGTTATGCACGGCATAATGACAGGTGGATTAATTGGTGGACTTCTTGGATTAAGAGGTTACAAAAAAGTAAAATTTAATAATGATAATGACAAAGCTGTAAATGCTTTAATGAAAAGACACTTAGATGAAAGTGACGCTAAGACTATGAATGACGGTGGCTTTCCACCACCAAATAGTTCAGGTGGAGTACCAGTAGTATCTCCTAACAATCCTAATCCTTATAAAGGAAATGGTTCAGGTGAAAGAGTATTTGATTGGTATGATGAAGCAACAGACATGAAACTTTTAACACGTACAAGAAAAGATGGTAAAACAGAAATTGATATTACCCCTATAGGAAAACGAGGTAGTAAAGATGAATATATTCTTGACAAGAAAAAAGATGGAACAATTGAAGTAAGGAAATGTAAATAATGGCAAAGAAAAAATTACCGATACCTATGAAAGATTGTAGTTGGAAAGACGCTACGGAAGTAGGACTTTTTGAATCTGAAGACGCAGCAAAAGAATTTTTAAGAAGTCAGGCATATTCTTTTGATGTATTAAAAAATATGGAATTAAGTCCTCAAACATTTTCAAAATGGGCTAGGTTTGATTTCTTCGCAGCAATGTCATCTGACATTAATCCTACTATGAGAAAAATGGCTAATCTTTTAATTAGAGATTCTACACCAAAAGCAGGTAATGCAAACTATGTAAGACCTGTAGCTGTTAGTGAAATTAAAGCTATTGTACAAGATACGTATATGGGTGCATTTCATAAAGCAAATGATGTACACCTTAAAGCTTGGCTATTAGAACAAAAAGCTTTAGGTAGATTTAAAATGGCGAGTATGAATACTCCTGCTGTAAGAGAAGAGTTTGCTAATTTATGGGCTAGACTTAAAAGAGGAGAACGATTAGCTGTTAATGAATTAGGATATAACACACAAGCTTCAAGAAAAGCTGTAGACGCTATGGTAGATGAAATGAAAACAAACTATGATTCTCTTCTACAAATAATGAAACAATCAGGTATTGAAGGTGCTGAAAATGTTGCTGAAAATTTTAATTACATCAACAGAAAATACAGCCCAACAAAAATGCAAAAAGTTTTAGAGCAACCTAACGGATTGCAATATCTAAAAACTTTCTTAGTTAATGCTATGCAAGATACTATGCTTAGAGGTGTAAAATCTAAACCATTAACTAATGCACAAAAAATGGTTATTGCTGAAAATTTAATTACAATTGTTCAAAAATCAGGAATGACTAGAGGTGGAATTAACTTAGACTTTATTGTTACTTCTATGCAAAAAAGAGAAATGTTTAGAAGAACTTTAGCAGACCACGGATTAGATGAAAGTGAAATTGATAGTATTGTAAACAGTTTATTTAAAGTTCCAGCAGGAAGTGCCGGAAGTGCGTCTTATTTAAAAAGAAGAATTAAATTTGATGAAGGATATACTGATGGCAAAATGAATTTTTCTGATTTATTAGAAAACAATGGTGAAGTATTATTTCTAAATTATCTTCATGCAGTTACAGGTGATATAGCTTTAGCTTCAAAAGGAATTAAATCTAGAGGAGATTGGACTAGATTAAGACAACAAGTTTTAGATGACTATGCAAACTCTCCTAATTTAAATAAACCTGGATTAAGAGGTAAATGGAATCAATGGAAAATGAACAATGAGATTCAAGCTATGGATATGGTTTACTCTTTTATTAAAGGAAGACCTTTAGCTGAAAATCCAGGTGGACTAGCACCAACGATAGGAAGATTTATAAGAAAATTAAATTATTCAAGGGTTATGAACCAAGTAGGTTTTGCTAACATGGCTGAAATGGGTAACGTTACAGGATTACTTGGTTGGAGATACACTATGAAACACGTTCCTGAATTTAGACGTGTAATGAAACGTGTAGCTAACGGTGAAAAAGAAAATAGATTTATAGAAGAGATAGATAGAACTGTAGGTTATGTTGGTAACCATAAACTTTTACAACAAGTTACAAACAGAATAGATGACTTTGGTTCAGGAGTAAATCCAAATGCAATTAGTAAAGCTGAGAATTGGTTAGATAGAGGAAACAGATTTACAAATACTTGGTCAGGACAATTTGGAACAACTTCATCTATGCAAGTATTTACAGTTTCAGAGTTTACACATAAGTGGGCTAGTTTTGCTTTAGGAAAAGGTGAACACCCTTTTGCAAAATTAATAACTGCAAGAAAAAATAGAATGACTAAAGAAGGTATGCAGTTAAGAATGGACGACTTAGGAATCAGTCCTCAGATGTTAGAAAGAATTAATAAAGAATTTGCAAAACATACTAAATGGACTAAAGGCGAATTAGGAACTAGAATTGCTGTAGCAAATTTTGATAAGTGGGCTTTAGAAACTAGAGCAGCTTACATTATGTCTATGAGAAGATTAGCACATAGAGTTGTGCAACAAGCTGACATTGGAGAGAAAGCTTATTTCGGATTTTTAAAAGAATATGGAATGGACGCTAGTGGTCACTTAGGACAAATAGCTTATCAGTTTAGAAGCTTTATGTTTACTTCATGGGCTAAACAATTTTTATATGGTTTAAAAATGAGAGACGCTATTGTGTTCGACTCATTTATGAACTCAATGATTTGGGCTGGAATGATGTATACAGCACAGATGTCTATTCAAGCACAACTGCACCCAAACAAAGAAGAATTTTTAGAAACTAGATTAGCACCTGACGTTATTGCTAAAGCAGCTTTTCAAAGAGCAGCCTTTGCGTCTTTAATGCCAATTGGTGCAAACTTAGTAGGTTCATTATATACAGATGTACCTATATTTGGATATAGAACGAGTGGATTAGATAGTAATATTATTACAGGAAATCCTACTTATTCATTAATCTTCCAAAAATTAATGCCTACAATAAAGGCAATTTCGCAATCTACCTTTAATCCCAATAGACAATTTTCTAGTGGGGACGCAAATAAAGCAATTGGTATATTGCCATACTACAATTTAATCGGTGTACAAAACATTTTAAGGTCTTTAGCAGGGAAATTCCCTGAAGAAAGACAACAATAAGTACCCATATTAGAAGGAATATAAGAAAAGGATTATAATGGCTAACTCATTTGTAAGATATACAGGTAACGGAAATACTACTCAATATGCAGTAAGTTTCTCTTATAGAGACCAAGCTGATATTGACGTTACTATTAATGGTGTAGCTACAACTGCTTTTACTTGGAATGGTGCAGGAACTCAGATAACTTTCAATTCTGCCCCTGCTAATTTAAGTTCAATCGAGATTAGAAGAAAGACAAGTCAAACTTCAAGATTAGTTGACTACGCAGCAGGTTCAGTTCTAACAGAAAATGATTTAGACACGGACTCTAATCAAGGTTTCTTTATGTCTCAGGAAGCTATTGATGACGCAAACGACAGAATTAAATTAGACGCAACAGATTTTCAATGGGACGCTCAGAGTAAAAGAATTAAAAATGTAGCTGACCCTACAGGTACAAATGATGTAGCAACAAAGAATTATATTGAAAACACTTGGTTGTCAGCAGCAAACAAAACAGCTTTAACAACAGTTAATGCTAACATAGCAAACATCAATGCTGTTAATTCAAACGCAAGTAACATTAACTCGGCTGTAAGTAATGCTACAAATATTAATACAGTCGCAAATAATATAACTTCAGTAAATACAGTTGCAGCAGATATTACAAAAGTAGTAGCTGTAGCAAATGATTTAGCTGAAGCTGTTTCTGAAGTTGAAACAGTTGCAGATGATTTAAATGAAGCAACTTCAGAAATTGATACAGTAGCAACTAACATAACAAATGTTAATACAGTTGGAAATGCTATAACAAATGTAAATACTGTAGCTACAAACATTGCTAACGTTAATACTGTTGGTGGTGCAATAGCTAATGTAAATACAGTAGCAACAAACATTTCAGATGTTAATAGTTTTGCTAATAGATATAGAATTGCGTCAAGTGACCCTACAACAAGTTTAGATGAGGGTGACTTAGTGTACAACTCTACGCAAAATGTAATGAAATATTACAATGGAAGTCAATGGAATAATATACAAGCAATTGACTTATCATCATACGCAACAAACGGATTAGCGATTGCCGTAGCAATTGCTTTATAAAAAAGGAAAATAAAATATGGCTCAAAACTTTAGAAGATATACAAAGAACAATGTAGGTACTTCTGTTGAAAACGTTTATACGGCAGATAGTTACGATACAGTCGTTGGTATTGCTCTTACTAATGTAGCAGCAACTTCTATCAATGTAGATTGCTATATTAATGACGGTTCAAACGACATTTATATGATTAAGTCAGCACCTATTCCAGTTGGTTCACAATTGAATTTAATTGATGGTGGGGCTAAAGTCGTTGTTCAAAATGGAGATGTTATCAAAGTAAAATCTGACACAGCAAGTTCTTGTGATGTGTGGGTTTCGGCTGTTGATAGCATAAGTACATAATGGCGTACATAGGGAACTATCCTGCCTCTCAGGCATTAACTTCAGCAGACATTGCAGCAGGTACAATTGAATTATCTGATATTGCAACAGCAGCTCAAGACGCTTTAGGTAAGATAGATTATTACGGATTTAAAAAAACTAATGGTACAGGTTCACAAGCAGAAGATTTAATTTTAACCTATACTAATGGTGCTGATAATATTTCAGCAGCAACAAATGATGCTTCTCAAACAGATTTATATGATGAGAGTTTCTTTGCAAAAAAAGGACTATCGTTTACAGTTGACTCAGATGGCAACTTGAATGTGACAGTCTAA